CCGGGTTAGGCACGAGTGCGTCGCCCTTTGTGACAATGCCGGTGCGGATCGTGGCCTGCTGCGTTGTGCCGTCGTCTGAATACTCGGCAGCCTTGGTGTTCACGATATTGGACGCCAGAACGGCGACGGCCTCCCGCTCGCTGCTCTGAGCGAAGCAGCTCTGGAGCGATACGAGAAAAGTCTCTTGATCGTACTCGGTGCCGTAGTCAAAGCGCGGCAGCAGCGCATTGACAACAAACAGCGTCTCGCGCTCGCGCTCTGCCAGCAGCCCGGAATAGAGCCGCACCTCGGTGGCGCTTACCACCTGAATGATCATACGGTCGCGGAGTTCGTCGCGGCTCTCCTTGATGTAGTCCACCAGTGAGGTGAGCGTGGTCGCCTTGATCGGCTCTGCCATGTGCTCCGCGTCGTAGCGTCTGAGATCTTTCGTGCAGTATGTCCGGCCGTTGATCTCGACGATTTCCGGCTTTTCGGCCTTGACGGCCAGTCCTGTGATATAGGCGATTGCCTCTTTGATACCTTCCATGTTTTTGCCTCCTTTTAGCCTTGTGCTGCTCTGTGATTGATTGATACGAAAAGACCGCCGGTCGCTCCGCGGTCGCCATCGGTCTGGCCGCCGGTCGGCAGCTGCTCCGGGCCCTTCTGCTTTCCGCGCTCGCGGAGATCCAGAGGCTTGTCTGTCTGGAGCTGTTCGAGCTCGTCGATCAGATCTTCGTCGTCCTCCGGCTCGTCGAACAAGCTCATTTGTCCGGGTGTCTGCCCGTTATACTCTGCGATCTCCAGCTGGCCGGTTTTCAGATCCTTACCCATGAGCATTTGAGTGTCGATCGCCTCGGTCGCTGCGAGCTTGGTCGTCACCGAAATGGTGGTGTTGACGAGCTGGCGCGTCTTGTTCGGCGCGAATTTGATCTTGATCGTGATCTCACGCTTTGCCACGGCGTCGGTGTTCGGGTTCTGAATATTGTCGGCCACTTGCAGCAGCGCCTCGTTGAGCTTTTCGGCGAAGGCGCCACCGGCGAGCTTTTGCAAATTGATCCGGCTCGTGCCTTTGTTGTTCGTCATGTTTACCGCCCCTTTCTGAATTGATCCGGGTTTGTGCAGGTGCTCCAATGCGGGATATAGCCGTACCCCTCAGAGCTCGCGTAGTCTCTCACGATCTCTGCCATAATAACCTCGCCGTTAGGCAGCACCACTCTGGTGTTGCTGTACCTCGTGCGCGCATAATACACCGCGTTGAGGTTGCACGGGATCGCCTTGCCCGCCGGCGTCTTGATCCAGATGATCTGCGCGCCGCAGGCCTTGCACGGTCTTGTGCTCATGTTCTCGCCTCCTTCCTGAGTTCTTGCTTTGCCTTATTCTTGATCCATGCCTTTATGCACTTTGCACAAATTTCATTGTTCGGGTACTGATGTTTGCACTTGTCTGGCGCCTCATGCCGGCAGAGGCCGGCCGCTGCCATGATCGCGGCGGCGATCGTCAGCGCTCTGGCGTCTACTTCTGCATTTTCCATGCGTTTGCTCCTTTCGTTGAATTTAGCCCGGCTGCTTAACCTCGCAGCTTCTCGGCTCTACATAGGCGACGCTGCCGTGGTTTTTTCCTAAAATCTGGAGAAAATACCGCGGCTCTCCCTTGTCGTTGTAGCTGATCCCGACTTGCGTTATCCGTTCAAACTCGATGCCGTCGAAGATCACCGGGAGCAGCTGCCGCGCTGCCTCGTTCGCTTCTTTAATCGTCACTTTTTGGCCTCCATTTCCGCGAGTGTCGTCTCCACGCCGTCCAGCAGCTTGATCACTCCGGCGATAAACTTCACCCGATACCGTTCGATCTCGGCCTCTTTGATGTATTTCCGGCCGTACAGCTCCTTCATGTCACGCCAGACGCTCCACGGGATCCGGTAGAAGTTCTGGAGCTTAAAGCTCACCATGACGTAGGCAGCGGCGCCGAGCCGGTCGTGATCCGTGAGGCTTTGCACCTGCTCCGCTGTCAGTCGGCTGTATTCGATCCGGTCGTCCCCGGTGTGCTTTGCCTCAAATACGATCGCCCGGCCGCCGATCAGCGTCCCTTTGAAATCCGGCTGCCCCGCCTTGATGTAGCAGGCCTTAAACTGCCCTTGCTTGTTCGGCGGGCCCAGAGGACGCATAGGCTCCGGCGTTTTCTCCACATACGCGAGCCCCTTGTCCCGGTACCAGTCGAGGCTCGTCTGGATCATGTTCTCGAAGATCTCGCCGTCAAGCCTGCTCCGGAGCCCTCTCTGCCTGCGTTCTTCTCTTGCAATGTTCGCGAGTGCTGTCGTCGCTGTCGGATCCGGGTAGCCCTCGCTGTTTTTGCCCCGGATCTCTCTCCAGCCACTCACGGCTCCCCGTTGACGATCAGATCGCGGCCGGGATTGCGCCGGAGCTGTTTCGCCAGCTCGCAGATCAGCTCCCCCTCGATCGTGATCTCTGCCGCTGTGCAGGCGCTCACGCCTTCAATATCAGAGCGCGAAGCCGGCGGGGAGAGAGTGACGCTGCCGATCGGCGCGCTCAGCTGCTCCCGCTGCCGGTTCCGGTAGAGCTCCGCGGCGTCGATGATCGGGATCCCGTGCTCTTTCGCGTAGGCGATCTCGGCGGCCATGCCCTCGCTCGGATTTTCCATGCCGTACACCCAGAGCTCGTCGCAAATATCCAGCAGCGAGATCCCGGCAGCCAAACCGAGAGCCCGCTCCCGCGGCACGCTGTCGTCCAAAAACTGTGTAAAATACACATGAGGCGCGAGCGGCAGCACGTCTGGCCAGAGCTCCAGAGCCTCCCGGCAGTATTCCTGCGCTTTCTGGACGTTCCGGTCTGGATCGTCCTTGTATCTGGAGCAGATATACACCAGCCGGGTGCGTTTGCCGTTTTCCCGGTCGCGGAGCCTCTGATCGTTCGCGAGGATCTGAGCCTTTACGTCCTCCGGAGCTCCGGAGAGATCGGTCGTTTTTGTGTGTTCTTCTTTCATGGTTGTTCCTCCTTCCGGTTTTGGTTTGAAGTAAAAGCACCAGTCGTCCGAGCCGTTCGTTCGACCGTTCCAGCGTGCACAGAAATAGCCGGTGCCTTCTTTGGTCGCGTAGTCGCAGAGGCAGCAACGGCGGTCGTGCCGCATTTCTTCGTCGGTCATGTGGTTACCCTCCTTGGTTTTATGCTCATAATGCAATAGCCGTCCCTGCAATACTCACCGCGCAGAACATAGAGCACGTCGGCGCCGCAGGTTCTCCCGGTGTACTCTGCGCCGTCGTATTCTCTGAGCATGAGAACGTCGCCGGGCTTGTATGGTCTGTCGTCCCGTCTCACCTCGAAGGTTTTCACGCCGGATAACACGGCGGTGAAGTATTCCGGGAGCGTTTTCAGCTCGTGCGTAGTTCTGGAGAGCTTTCTCACTCTTACCTTTGAGGGCATTTTCTGTGCCGGCTTTACTTCGATTTCCGGGAGCGTCCAGTCGTCCCGGAGCACGTCGAAGGCGTCGCCCAGCTGAATTATATCCGGGTAGTTTTTCATTGCTATGGCTTTTGCGCCCTCGTCTATCTCGTAGGCGTAGTATTTCACATTCGTGAAGCCCAGAGCGTCGAGCACATAGCGCCCGGTTGCGATCCCGTCAAACATTGAGAGGACGACGATCGGCTCGTTTTTGTCCGCAGGGATATGGCTCAGAATAAACTTGATCACCTCGGCTGTCCAGCCGTTGCCGAGCGCTTTGTAGCGCTGTGAGTCCTTCACCCCTTCGGTGTAGCCGTCCGGCATTGTCTGGAGCCGTTCACACTCTACCGGCTTTAGCTTTCGGATCACATAGGCGCCGTCCGGCAGGTTTATGTCCTGCACCCCGTAGCGGGTTTCGATTTGCCCCCCCGCTACGACGTGGTAGCTGTCCGGCTCCAGCGTGTATTTCGCGAGGTCGATCGGGCACATATAGAGCCCGGTCTTTGCGCCTTGCCCGCCTCCGTTTGCTGTCAAGTTCACGCTTTTGCCGTATGGAGAGTAAACGCGGTGAGCCTGTGCGGTTGTTTGAATATCGCCGAGCCGGATCGGCTGCGCCACATAGTTGTCTTTCTGCACAGTCGTGAGCGTGTTCGTCTTGCCGTCTGTTCTGACTTCGAGGTGCTGCCCGATCGTGCCGTCCTCTTTGTATCTCCCGCGGCTTGCTACGCAGCGGGCGCCCTTGGCGACGTGCTCCAGCTTGTAGAACGTCTCGCCCTCGCTGCTGTCCAGTATGTCGTCGAGGACGATCCCGCGATCCTCCGGCTGCCCTATGTCTCCAAAGTTGTGAACGTAGAAGCGCTGCCGGTTCTGTGCGCTCACCAGCGCACTGTTGATGTAGTGAAGCGGCGCGCCGAGCTCTGCGCTGATCTGATCCTTGATTGCCGGAGCCGCGCTTTTGTTGTTCTCGTATAGAAAATAATCGGGCTGAAATTTGGCTTTTGCCGTCAAATAGCACTTGAACAGCTCCCAGCCGATCCCGCTTGCCTCTTTTTCGCGGCCGTTGTGCTGTGCTATGCTCCAATGGGTGCACGGCGAGCCGCCGATCAATAGCTTGATCATGTTGCTGTACTCTCCTATCCTTCCAGCGCCGGCCGCGCTGTCATTGTTATGCTGTCGAAGCTCCGGTGCGTGATCTCGTCCCACTCCCGATCTTTTCTTCGGCGGTCTTGCTCTCTGACTTCGAGAAGGCGCTGCCCTTTGTCCGGGAGAGCGCCGGTGATCGCGTCGATCGCTGCCGTGACTTCTGCCGGCGTCATTGCTCTGGCCTTCTCGCGCTCATACATTGCGGTGTATTGCTGCATAAACGCTACGCGAGCCATGCCGGGCTTGCTGTCGCCGTATGCGCCCCGGTTCATGTCGTAGAGATTGTGGTACCCTATGATCTCCACCGCACGCGCTACGAGCGGCGGG